GTGCCGGTGCCAGTGTTGGTGACAACAACAGACAAGACGACTGCGCCAGCGGGAAGAACCAAAGCGGGAGCGCCAGAAGCGGAAGAAACTTTGACGTTGCCAGAAGCAGAACCGTCAGCGATGTAGAAGTTAGCAGCCATGACGCCAGAGCCACAATATGCGGTGCGAGTTTGATCACCGCCGCCCGAACGCCAAATGCTTTGGGTAGTAGAGAGAGCCATTTGAATTGTCCTTCGTACAAAGATCAGCGTGTCAGTTGTGTACGCATCTGCCGGATCAGTCTGACACACCGGGGTTTCCGGTTTGAAGCAATATACCCCAAAAGAAAAGGGGGCGCAAGGCCCCCTTCTCGATTAGGCTCCGGGGGAGCCGTAGACGCCCAGCGGATCCGAGACGCCGAAGCTGTAACGCTCACGGGCCTTGTAACGGACGTTGCCGGTGTCAAAGTCGCCGTCCATGCCGGTCGACATCGGGGTACGCACAAAGTGCTTCAGACCGTTGGGAACGTCGGTGGTCAGGAACCATGCGTTCGGGTCGGTCAAGAAGTGGTTAATGGTAAAGCCCTCGGGGACAGAACCATTGTTCTTCAGTGCGTTGATGTCGTTGTCATTGGTACCGACACGGAGTTCGGTTTCCAACAGACGGGTGGCCACGAACTGCAGTGCCGGGGGCACAATCAGTTTGCGGGGCTTGGCAGCGATCAGCAGACCACGTTCGTCCGTCCACGCAGCGATCTGAATCACGGCGTTTTCCAACGAAGTTTCGTTCAGGTCAGCAGCCACAGCGGGGGTGTTGCTGTTAACACCGCCACTGATCAGGGGGTGCTGGGTGCTGAACAGGGTCTGACCGTCACCGTAGGTGGGGCCACCAGCGAAACCGCTATTCAGAATAGCGGCGGCTTTGACCTGCTTGGTGTAGGCCATCGCACGAGCCAGAGCCTTGGTGTAGCGGCTAGACAACGAGTCGTACAGGTTATCTTCGATCGCCTCTTCGGTGATCGAGAAGCCCATAGCGATGGTCTCGTGTGTATAGCGAGCTGTCCAAGCTTCTTGCGCGTTGTCGTACTGGATCGCACTGCCTTCGTTCTTCACCGGAGCGGCGGAGAAGCCAGACAGCTTGGTTTCCTCTTCGAACGAACGCTCGGAAGTCTCGGTCTCGTAGATTTCCTTGTGTTCCTCGCCGTAGCGAGCATACTCCAAACCAAACAGGGCGTTCAAGCCGGGCAGGAGTTCTTTCAGTAGTTGGGCACGAGAAATTGCCATGATTTAACTCCTTAAACCCCAGTGGTGTTGTTGTATGTATGGGTGTTGATCTTGACGACCATTTCCACATACGCGTCTGAGCCGGTGGCCGTGGCAGGAATGACGTCCACAATACGAATAGGCAGAGTATTCGTAGTTGCAGTGGTGTCGTCAATAGCCTGAGTCGAATCACCAGTGTTTGCATTGCCGGGGTTCAGAACCACCGAAGTGTTCTGGCCAACAGCAGTGCGGCCCAAGGGGGCAATGGTGGTGCCCGAAGACACAACCGCCACTTGGAACAGGGCACGGGGATCGTCTACCACGTAGGCGACGGCATTGGTCGAACCGGCAGGAGCGTATTGCGCCTGAACAGTCTGACCCATCGAGTTGGTGTACTGCACGCCAACACACACGCCCAGAGCTTGCGGAGCGGCAGAACCACTTGCAATCACTTGGCAGGTGCCAGCGGAGGTGAGCTCGACCAAATCACCGTTATACATAGCGGCAGCAGTGACGCCAGCAGAAACAGCGATGGGGACGAGACGAGTAGACCCCGCATACGGCGTTCCACCGATACTATTGATCGGACGGAAACCGTAGGGAGCACTGACTGTGGGATAAGCCATGTTGGACTCCTAAAAATTAAACGCCTTTGCCAAAAGTCACCTTGGTACGACGCTCGTTGAAGAGCGGCATCCGAGGATCGTTCTCGCGCATGAAGTTGTTATCCACGGACTGCATCTGACTATTGTGCTGTTGCGTGTAATAGTCATTACGCTGTGCATGGAACTCGGCTGGAATCTTACAGAGCAACAAGCCTCCGATTTCGATGCTGTCGGGAAAACGAGCGTTTGGATTCGCACCGTACAGAACGATTTCAGGATGCTCAGAAGCCTTGACAGGTTCGTAGCCTTCGCGGAGTTTTGCGGAAATATTCGTGGCATCAGCGTTACCTTGCGTGGAAACGCGCACCCAATGGAACTCGTACCCCGGTTCGGGATTCGGCTCCGGCAGGAGTTGCGGAGGCGTCCAACGCTTTTGAGGGCGCTGTGACTTCTCACGGGTGTCCAGCTCACGGGCGAGACGATTCACTTTGGTTTCTGTTTCCATGTTTATTTCCTCATTTCTTCCGCAACCTTACGAGCATAGAGATCCAGAGGAACCCCAAGCCGCTTGGCGATATTCACCTGTGTCTGAGTAAGCACGATCTTTTTGGGCGCAGAGCTTCTCGTCGCAGGCGCGACGTTCGATTTTCGGGGCGGAGGTGACGCATCCACCGGTTTCTCAGACTCGAACGCATCTGGAAACACTTGATGAATACGAGAATTTAACTTCTCGTAATATTCGTCGGAGTTCGGATCGACGCCCTGCTTGATGAGCTTCTGATGAAGCCCTAGCGCAAAGCTGGTCATCTCTTCGTCTACTCCAAACCATTGGTTTGCAGCCTGCCAAGCTTCAGCCTTACGGTCACGAAACTTGGGCGACACACTAACCTCTTGATGCGTTTGTACATCATTTTGTTCTTCTTTGGAAGAGGGGGGCTTAAAATTATTTACGCGCTCAACCCTAATCTTGGCTTCAGTTAGCCCTTCCTGAGCTGCCACGATAGCGTCGGCATCGCCTGATTCGTAGGCTTCCTTGTACCTGCGCTTGGCTTCTTCCAGCTCGGTCGCAACTACTTTTTTGGCCTGTTCAACCAAGGCTTGCTGACCTGCATCTAGGCTACCTTTGAGCTTCTTGTTCTCTTCAACAACGCTCTGGGCAAGCCGTAGGGCCTCCTCTTTTTCACGCATAGCGGCCTCTTTGGCTCGGCGCTCTTCGTGATAACCTTTTGTGAAGTGTTTGATGCGAGCTTTAACACCTTCATCGTATTTTTCAAGCTCGTCGTCGGCAAAATCCTTGGGGGGTTCGGCCATAGGAGTGCGGTTTCTATCCGCAGGAGGAGTGTCATCTACCACCTCAATGGCGGTCTCGCCTTCACCCTCAATTTCAAAGTCAATTTTGTCTTCTTTGGGTGCGGCTTTTTTGTTGTCCGGCTTTTCGTCGGGGAACTTAAATTCTTCCATCGGCATGATTTACTCCTTACGCACGTGTGATTCCACGGGGGTCTTGAACCACGGCTTCAACCGAGTCATCGTTGATGATTCGGAACTCTTTACCGTGAATTTTGATCCGGGTGCCAGTGTTGGGTCTAACCAACACAAAGTCACCCACCTTGCATGACGGGCCGCTGGGGAAGCGGGTTTTGTCAGCGTAGGCATCGGGGCCCATTTTCACCACAAACAGCACGGGCGAAAGGATTTCTTCAAAGTGAACGGTCTGGGTAGCCTTGACTATCCCATTCTCATACTCCTCGTCGATCTCAGGCAGCACGCACAGCAAGTGGAAGGTGGCCGGATCGGGCACCTGTTTAGCTTTTTCCTCAGGGCTGGAGGGCAACGTGGACGTTGGCCCGCCTTCCGTAAGCGCTATTTTCAAATCCGGCAGTTTGACTTCATCAGTCATCGTCATCTTCCTTTAGTTTTCGCACGAGGTCTTGGATTGAATAATTGGCGTGGTCAAGACCCCGGATAACACCCACCAATTCTCGATACTCGGCGTAGTCTTGGGCCCCGCCGGATACCAATTTCTCAACTGCTTGCTGACGAAATTCGTCGTTATAGCGCTTCAAAAGATCGAGCTCAGTCATTATTTCTCCTCTACAGCCTCTTCTTTTTTCAGAGGCGTGAATGTGATCGGGTCATAACCTGCATGCTTGGCCCACACTTTGATGAAGTTGCAAATGGGGCGTTCGGTGCAAGTGCCGCACTTTTTGTTTGTGTTGCTCGTGTTGTTGGTGTGCATCCGATGCTTATAGAGGACTTCAGGAACCCTCATAAAAAGCATCTTGTCTGCTATTTGCATGAACAAATCGCCATCCTCACAGGCGCTGATCAGGTTGGTGTTGTACCCAGTGGTGCTTTCGTAGGCTGTACGGCGATACATGCCAAAGTGCCGCCACCCAAAATTGGACAAATTCGACTCAGTCGGCTTGTTTGCGTGATATTGAAACGGGTTTCCAGCAGAGTCTATCCACGCATGATCAGAGAAAAATAGCGCAGATTTCGGGTTTTTTACCGCTGCATCTACCATGGTCTGCACAGAATATGGGTACAACATGTCATCCCCATCCAGATGACAAATTAGCTCCCCAGTAGCGTGGCCATAAGCCGCTGCCCGGTTCTTGGGGATACCCAAACGCTGTGGGTTTTGGTGAAGTTTAACGCGAGGGTCTTTGGACGCTAGCGTTTGTGCCAACTCCCATGTGCCATCTGTAGAGCCGTCGTCGTTGACGATCAGCTCCCAGTTCGGATACGTTTGCTTCAACACGCTGTCGATAGCAGGTTTAACAAACTGCACACCGTTGTAGGTGAGCATGAGAATTGACACAAGTGGCTGGGTCATCAATCGCCTTTATTCTCGGGTTTCTTGGCAGCTTTCATCAGCGCTTGACGGGCACGAATCTGGGCTTGCTGCTCAGTGTGTCGCATCTTCTGCTGGTGCAACTGTTCTTTCTGCTGCATTTCTTGCTGGGCCATGGCAGCTTTGACAGCGGGGTCTTCGCCACCTTTTTTGGCCGCTTCCTGCATTTTGAGCTGCAACTCCTGAGCCTTGATCTGCAAGTCGCCCTGCACTTTTTGTGCTTTGGTCTGGGCTTCTTGCGCACGGATCTCCAGCTCTTTTTGCTGCATCTGCGTGATCGGATCTTGCTGCATCTGCTGGGCTTGCTGTTGCTGGGCCTCGGCAGTGTTCTTCTGCAACAACTGAACTGACGCTTGCGCTTGCAGGCGGGACAACTCCAGCTCGATAGACTCGGGCAGGCGCTCTCCGGGAGGCGGCATCGGAACACCCAACTGCTCTTCGATCTTCTTGCGATACACGAAGCCAAGGTGCTCGGCAATATGCGCTTGAATGGCACCCATCATCTGCTGCGCCATGGGGTTCTGCCCCATAATCTGCGCAATCATCGGATCCTGCATGAACGTTGTGTGTGCTGCAATATGAGCATCGTGATCCTGCATGATGAACGCCTTGGTGGGCTCGCCCTTGAGGAAGCCCATGTTCTCGCTGATCGGATCTTTGGGCTGGATGTCATCAGTGACGGGCACGAGTTTGTCAGCGTTCTTGATGCCCAACACCTCGATCATCTGACGGTGCAACTGAGGCAGGTCATAAATCTGCGGGGCTTGAGAGGCCAACTGAATCACGGCTTGGTACTGCATGATCCGTTGCGCCATCGTGGCGCTGTTGGGATCGCTGACCGGAATGACCTCGACCATGTCATAGTCAGACTGCTTGGCCTTGCGGTCGCCACCATCGGGGTCATACTCGTACTCGGTCGGGGCGTAGTCACGGATGATGTTCTTGAGGAGCTTGAACTCCTGCTTCATCGAATAGTGAACCCGCGCCTGCACGGCAGACATGGTCTTGAGCTGGCGCTCCAAAATGGCAAGCGTTGTGCCCACAGGAGCATTAGCGCTCATGTCGCTGACCTTCATGTCAGCAATCGACCCAAGGCGTCGGCCTTCTTCGGTGATGCGCTCAAGCAGCGCGGCCAGCACCTGCGACGGCTCCTTGTACGGGAGCGTCATGATGTTGTCTTTGATAGAGCCCGATGGGACGTCTACGTCGCGGAACTCTCCCGGTGCGATGGGGGTGTCGTCTCCTTTGACACGCAAGCCACGAGACTTAAGGCCACCCGGCAAATTAGAGAGCGTACCAGCATCCACAAGCTGACGAATGAGAGCAGTGCCAGCACGGGCGTAACCACCGATGAGATGAATGTATCCGAATCCATATGCGCCAAATCCGGGAATGTAGTCGTATTGAACAAAGTGTTGCCGCTTGAGCTTGAGGACATCTTCCTCTTCCCAGTTGCGGTAGATCGAGAGAATCTTGTTGCTCCCCCGATCGATTGTGATGATGTACGGAACAGCGATGCCATCCTCGTCCTCGAAGCCCGGCAGATCAAAGTCCACCTGCATCTCAAGCAACTGATAGCGCTCGTCCTCAGTCAGAGAATAGCCAGACTCTTCGGCCTTTTTCTTCTCGACGTCCGTGTGAATCTGAGTCGGCTCGCCCAAGTCCACGTCGCGGTAGAACCCAGCCACCTGTAACTTCTTGACGTCGTTCTTGGTCTTGCGCATCACGTGGGTGACTCGCTCCGCCGTGCGTGCGCCGCTGCTGCCGTAGGGAATGATGATGTCTTCAGCGGGGATGAACACCGCAGTCTGACGCCCAAGGCTCGGGTCATAGTAGACCTTCTTGAACGCAGAGCCCGCAAGCCCCAAATTAAACAACATGCGCTCGTGCTCGGGGCGATACTCAGGCATGGCCTCGGTGAGCTGGTAGTTCATGTCGTCACGAACCCGCGCCGCCGCTTCTTCTTTCAGTTTGTCGATCGCCCCAATGATCTCGGTCTTGACCGGCCCTTGGGCGGGGAATGTCTCAATGATGGTTTCTGACTGGAACCTGACTGCTGCTTCTGTCAGCACTGTAGAGTACACGCCACATGCACCGTTCCACGGCTCTGTGCGCTCCTCATACTTCATGCCAAGGACTTCAAGGCCCTTGACGAACATCTCAACCCAGTCTTTACGTGAGGCCACGTCGGCTTCAAACTCACCAACCAGATCAGACGCCAGACTCTCAAGCTCACCCTCGTCCATGTGCTCAGCGAGGTTGGCATCAAACTCAATCTCGCCCTTGTCGTCCTCGGGCATCAGGTCAATCTCAACCCCGTCGATGCCAACTCTGACCCCATCAGGGTTCTCAATCTCGATCTCAATGGCGGGCATATCGCCCCCCATCTCGTCTAGTCCTTCGCCTAACCCTGCGTCAATACCCAGAGGGGCTTGGTACACCGACTTGTCAATTCCGCTTGTGGCCATGATGAATCCTCATTCAGCGTTCAGTAATACGCAGCCCGTCGGCTGGACTTGAACAATTTAATTTCTTCGGGCTCGTCGCTTGGCAACCGCAGGAACCCAAAGAAATTAAATT